AGCATTTTCGTTCGAAAGATCAATACTATTTACAGAAGTTGGGTACGAATCAATTAATCGAACTCCGTAGATAGTAGCATTATTTTTATCTAACATTTGAATGTGAGTATCGACTTTGTATTCGGTGTCGTATGAAACTAAATTTGAAACAGGGTCAATGATACTTTCAAGCCAATTGTCAAAAAGTTTTTTAATATAAACATCATTAGTTAGTGTAAACGTAAACGCTACATCTTCTTCCATAATATTTGTAGGGTACTTCCTTGGTGTTGCTCCGAAAGCATCATAATCACCTGTTTGAATTGCTCTTCCTGGAATAGAGCACGAATCACAAAGAATGCTTATATCCCGCGGATCATTGACAACAGGGCCTTCTCCGAACAGACCACCTAGATTTAATAGTGTGGCGGTTGGAGGAACTATAGTAACAGAAAATCTATTTGATGCGGCGAGGCCGCCTCTTTTTCCAATTGTTGATTTGAAATCATCAATTGTAGAAGGGTTTAGTGCGTTATTGATATCGTTTTTTAATGACATAATTAGGTAAACTGTTTTCTTGATTTTGTCCAAACTGAGTTGGCTTTGTTTTTCTTAAATTGTTCTGTCGGTAAAAATAAAACAGTCTCCCAATGGTTCGCAGGAACTTCCACAATTCTCGATTTTACATGATCAGTTAAATAGTGCTTAAAACAAGGAGCAAAATAACGTAATTTAGAACTAGAAGATAAAAAATCATATGTCAATCTCAGTCTAGTTGATTGATTATATTTTTCGTTATTTGCAAAATCTGTTAGGTTATCAAAGAAAATTGCTCTATATTTTGGTGATAGATAGTGTAGATTTAAACCATAAAACCCACCTTTTGCTTTTTCAACTAAAAAAATTAGAGGAAACATGTCGTAATAAGGCAATGTGTCTTTATGCTTTGGAATGTATTTGTACATGAACATTCTGCCGGGTAAAGGTCGGGTTCTGTTAACAAAGTTTTCGTCTGACAAAAGTTTAGGCCTGGTTGGTATAGTTTTAAGGGAAGCTAATTCCTTTTTAAACCAATTAAGAGACTCCTTTGTATTTCTTTCTATACCAGAAAGTGTTGCCCTATCTTCGAGTCTGTTAATAAACGTTGCCATCTATCTCTATTTATAGGATTTTTATACCAAATGAACGTAAAGTGTCCTCAGTCCAAATTTGAAATACCATATCGTGTTTGTTAGCAAATGCTGTAGCAGCTTCCCATTTAGATTCATTTTTAATATAAGTCATCACCTCAGTCAAATACCTTTTTGTTTTCCTAGAAGGTTTTTTAGGTGGCTGTGTCTGTTTTTTTGGCTTTATTTCAATAATGTACAGCTTATTATCCTTTGTGCGCACAAATAAATCAACAAAATAGCGGTGAATTTTATTGTCAGTTTTGCAACGATATGGAATTATGACTTCTTCTGAATTCCATCCAATAATATCTGGATTGTTGTCTAACCACTTAAAGGCTTGTCTTTCCCAAAGTGAACGGTATTTAACCTTTTTAAAGTCACCTTCGTATTTTTTAGGGTTCTTTACCCTATAACGTCCCGAATAAGCCATGTTTTTATTATAAATAATATCAAAGGATTATTTATATGGCACGAGAAATAATAAAAGACTTCGTCGACGATAAGATTGACAAATTTAAAGGTGGATTAGATAATAGGGTGTCTCAATCATCGGCGGTAGGGTCGAAAAAAAGTGGCGGGGTTTTTATGCTAAAGTTTCCAGAGAATCTTGAAGATTTTGCCAGACCTTATATTCGATTTAGATGTAAAACACGGCCGGGAGAAAGTGCTGTAAGTATTCATTTGCCTTGCCCCTCAGGGATATCTTTTAGTGACGGTGCCTCGTACAGTACGATCGACATGGGATTAATTGATACCGTAGCCGAGGCTGCAGCTGCTACAGTTAGTGCATTTAAAAATAGCTCTAGTAAAGGAAATTTAGAAGCTGCGATGGATGCTGCTAAAGTTGCTAAAGAGAGAGTAGTTGGTGAATTTAAAGCTGTTGGAACACTAGGTGCTAGTATATTAGCAGCTAGAAAATTAGGAGCAGACAAGGTGGCAGCCTCTTTAGAACTTAGAGGAAAGGTTGTGCAAAATCCAAAAACTAATACCGCATTTAGCGGAAACACTATAAGATCTTTCCAATTTGATTTTAAAATGATTGGAAGAACTAAAAGTGAGGTTGCAACGATTGATCAAATCCAAAACGCGTTCCGAAATCAGGTATACGCCAAAAGGTTAGGCGGCGGAGGTCTCATGTTAAAATATCCAAACCAATGGGAAATACTCTTTATGGAGCCGTCTGGTTCAAAAGAATTAGAGTATGTTCCTAAAATTTATTCGTGTTATTTAATATCAGCAGCAACAGTTGTAAACAGTACGTCTAACACATATAGAAAAGATTATTCACCGTACGAAGTTGATGTGTCTTTGCAATTCCAAGAAACAAAAGTTCTTACACGCGATGAAATTGAAGCTTTGGAAGCTAATGGCGATAGAGAAAGTGCGGCGGAGGAGGCAGCTGGTGTGTTAGCCGATCAGTTTAATGGTTTACAAAGTGCAGCATTAGAAGAAGGTCGGAAACAAGCTGGAGACCTTCAGCAATCTATAAAAGATTTAAATAATCCAGACTAATAAGCAATGTTTTTTAACCAATTTCCAAAAATTCAATATAGTATTGAAAACGATGCTATACTTACAGATATCACTGACTATTTTCGTTATGTCGATATTATTGAAAAATTAGCAAATAGCTTATACGCGTATAAGAAAGTCCAAATCGGTCATGGCGAAAGGCCTGATGTGTTATCACAAAGGCTTTATGGAACTCCTGATTTTTACTGGACATTTTTTATATGTAATGATTCGCTTAAACAAGGTTTGTCTGCATGGCCCAAAAGCGATCCAGAGATTAAAAACCACATAGCAAATCAGTATAAAAACATATCTGCGTTCAGATTTCCAACGTCTAAACCAGACACTAACAATTCAATACAAACACCTCTAGGAATTCCTATCCTTAAAGACAATTATTTACCTTACTTAAGGCTTTGCCGACCTATTGTAAGTGCATCTGTTGGCAGCAGAATTTTCGCTGAAGCTAAAATAGTTGACTACCATCCTAATAAATCTCTTATTTGGATTGATAATTCGACAGAGAATTGGTTTGCTGAGGAAGAAGCTAGTCAAGCAGTAAATGGAAGTGGCAATTCATTTGATTTAAAATATAAAGGTTTAGCAAAGGATAAATTGTTTTATACGTCAGAATCAGCTAATGACTTTACTGTACAATTTAGGGAAAACGAAAATTCAACTGTTAAATTAGAATTTCAAAGTGAAGTCCGCGAGGCAGCACTTAGATTTAAACCAAACTTCCCATTTGGTTTAAATCCTTCTACAATCGATCGTGACTATACGATACAATCAACGCAATACTGGAAAGACGGGTCTTTATCGCCAGCTTATTATTTTGATTCAGTTAATACAGACGAAGAAATAACTGAATACCAAGCAGGAGAGGAAGCCAGTAATTATAAATCTATATATGACGATATGTTAGAGGATAACGAAGCTTTAAAGGAAATTAAAGTTGTTGCTCCTGCTTATATTGAATCGTTTACAAGAGAATTTAAAAAATTGCTAAATGAGTGATAAACTTAATAGATCTTATGTTGACGAAAAAGGTAATTCGTTTAATGAATCGGCCTACGAATTATTAGAATGTATTATTACTAACGTTAATAAAGAATCATCTGATATTAGAAATATGGTGGGATTTATTAAAATCCACGAAAGTCTTTTTGCACCATCAATTGTCGCTGAAATTGGTATTCGCGACGAAGTAAACTTCCTTGAAGAATTTAGTATTATTGGTAACGAAAAAATAAAATTGTCAATTAAAACAAAAGCATTAGGTATCGAAAATGTTATTGAATTTTCCCTTCGGGCACAAAAATACCATGATTATGCCCGTTCAGCAAACGATAATCAGACACAAGCTTATGTCCTTGTTGCTATTTCTGAATTTGCTTATGTTGCTCCCCTGAAAATTATTACATATAGTAATGCCAAGGCCGAGCCGCATGACATAATTATTACTGAAATATTTAAACGCGATTTAAATACACCAATTGTTGTAAAAGGACAAATGGCTTCGACCTATAAAGGAAATTTAAATTTGCAAAATCCAATTAAAGCGTGTCAAAAATTAGTAGAATCTGCATTTGATTTTAACCAAACACCATACTTTTTGTATCAAGATTTATCGAGTAATGTGTACCTTTCACCTTTGAGTTTTATTAATGACCG